AGCTGTATACCTAGCGGTATTGCTTAGCTGTATACCTAGCGGTATTGCTTAGCTGTATACCTAGCGGTATTGCTTAGCTGTATACCTAGCGGTATTGCTTAGCTGTATACCTAGCGGTATTGCACAATTACTCAAAGCCCGCGACCTTCATAATCGCCTTGCCAAGTTTGTTCTCACCCTCCAGATAACCCTCCTTTGTTCTCTTGCCACCATATTCACTGGAAGCAGATCCAGTGAAGAAGAGTAGATACTTACCCTGTTGCTTAGCTGCCTCCACAATCTTGTGGAATCGGGCATCCTTTGACCAACGCTGCTGAACTGCGTTCTCCAGTAAATCATCCTTCACTGCTGACCACTTAGCCTCATCAAACTTCGCCTTCCACTTCTTCATAGCGGCCTGTCTGGATTCAGCATGAACTTCCTTCATCTCCTCCACTGAGAGGGCAGCCTCACGAGCCTCGGTGAGAGGGCGTGCACCAGCACCCACGCCAATCTCAGCCTGTCTCTGTCTCAGGAACTTTTGGTGAATAGTGCCCTGTGATCCAAAGAGACTCTGAGCAAGCGTAGGCTTATCAGAGGCAACCTTGTATTTCATAGCTGCAAGGAAATGCTCCATGGAGGGATATGACTCGCCTGCAGACCTCGGGTCAGGGTCCGAAATAGGGAAAGAAGAGCCAGGTGCTAGCCAGCGCTGGGACAGCTTGTCGCCGATGCGTAGCTTGTCCATGGGAGCTGACTCCAGCTCAAACTGGAGAACCGCGGCCGCGTCATACTGCTTTCTGCTATTAGCGGTATTGGCGACCGCAACGCCTGTATTGGCTACCGCAACGCCTGTATTGGCTACCGCAACGCCTGTAGCATTGCCTGATGTGGTAGCCCCTACGTCAATATTCTCTTCTAGCTGAGAAGTCACAGGCATTGCCTTAGCTATGCTTGTGGCTGCTGCAACATTCGTCTCCACACCAACCTCATTCTTTCTTCTGAATACAAACCACCTGTTGAGAAATGAGAACTGAGCCACCGCCGGCGTCATCGGGAACTTACGACCAGCCTTTGCCGCGGCCTTGTGGCTCTCCTCAAACATTTCACTACTCTTCTGCAGACCAAGAGCCGTCAGCTCCTCCTTTGAGCAAAGCTCCAGACCAATCGTCGCCAGCTTCTGTTGCAGAAGACTGAAGGGCACTAGATACTCGCGGTGAGGTAGACCAATGCTGATGAACTCAACGTCAATCGGCATGCCAAATGCCTCATCACCCGCAGGAATCTCATCCGCCTCATATTTCTTGGAAATCTTCCACAGTGTCGATCCACCCTCCTCTCCAACACGAGCATCACGGCCACGGAGGAAGTCAAATGTGCGCTCACCATCAAAGCAGCAACCAATGAAGAAGCCGCCAACCTTCAAGTTGTCCGAAATATTCTGCAAGAACCCACCGAACTTCTCAGCGGACTCGAAGAAGTAATGAGTTGCAAACATACAACTGATTACGTCAGCACCCATCTTAAATCGACTCGACATCTCATCGCGCACATACGGGGGCACTACTCCCTCAGGAGTGGTGCGGCCCAGAACAGCCTGCAAGATAACCTTATCATCCACTGTCGCACCCGCCTCACCCGTGCGCATGTTCTTGGATGCATCGCCGACTGCGAACACCATGGGTAGAACCTTATCGCGACCATTGCGCAACATGGTTGAATAGAGGCGCTGGTATGCACCGTGATTCGGGTTATTAATGCTGTCACCAGCAATATCAATACCAAGAACAGCCCCCGCATTCACACGACGCCACTTCTGGATATCCTGAGCTAGACCCATGCCTAAGTCAATGAGTCCCAGGCCACTCTTGCGCATCACGCCATTATACAAGATGGACTCCTTGATGAACTTGTTGTGAAAGTCGCGTAGAGGACCAATACGGTTCATGTCCTGCTCAGATGCCGTGCGGTCAGCGTATTTCTGGGTAATCGCAGCTCTCTCACGCTCAATTGCTGAGACAGCAGTAACCTCCGTCATGTTGGGCTGCTCAGCGCCAGTGCGAACCATGCTGACAGTGACAGGCTCATGAATGGAGTTCCAGATACTCTGAGCAGTCTGATTGGAATTCAGAGTGCGACCTAGCTCACCTTTCATGAGACGCTCAGTCTTGTCCTTGCGCACCAGCTTGGGCACCCAACGCCAGCCAGCAGGCCTTGACGCATCATAGGAAATCTCCACAATACTCTTGTCAGTGATAGGCTCATTGGAGTGCTCGCAATACGCGTATTCGTCACCGGTTTCAGAATCAGTCTTGACCTCAACATAGCACACGTTGGCCTTATCATCAGGGAAGTCCTCAGGCTGAAAGAGGACTGGTCTATACACATTGGCCTCACGGCTTGTGTCAGGCTTCAGAGGCTGCACTTGAAGAACAATCTCTCTCGGGTCAACCTTAATCTTCGCGGGATTCCCACGGAACCCGACGTGGAGCCTGAGAACCTTGTAACGAATCTCCTTTCCAGATGTCGGATGGAATCCATTGTGAATTGCGTCGACCGTCGTATCAGGAATCTTTTCAGTGACAACCAGGAAGTCAATTGTATTGTCGTGAGGAGGCTTCCACTTCATCTGCTCAATGAAATCACCCTGGGGTTGATCGGGAATTGGAACTGAATTCTTTGTGAAAATGAGGCCGTCGGTCTCGTAAATTCTGGGAGTGTCCAGAATCTTCGCGGCGGCGGCAAAGATTTCACCGGCTTTTGCAAATAGGAACTTCTTAATGCTCACGAGAAGTTTCGTCTTGGGGGTGAGGGGCACAGTGGCCTTAGGGCCAGGAGCGGTATTCCACAATTTCTCCCAGGCTCTCATTTCATTGTATCTCTGGGGACCCGTGGGTGCAGAATCCAGATAAAAGGGGAGGCCATGGACATCTCGACCACCAGGAGCAAAGTAAATGTCGAAAATCAAGTATTGGTGGATTGCCTCATTTGCCGTATTCTTGGTGATCCATTCTCCATCGACCAAGGAATTTGCACATCCCTCCACCTCCAGACCAGTCTCATAGACATTTGGACCACTATCAATTAAGTAGAGGTGGCCCTTCTCATTGACGTAACCCATGGTTCTGAGGCCGTCGGCCTTATCTGTGACGTTGTATCCCTCACGAATATTTGGAGACCCAGGCTCCACTAGGCTCACCATATTTGCTAGCTCAAGAGTTCTCGTAGAAACACCACGAAAGCGATCAGTCTTTGTTAATTGTTTGTATCCGGCGAAAACCTGACGCTTCACAGATTCGCGAATTAGGAGAGGACACTTTTGGATTCCTCTGAGAATTTCACCAATTCCTTTTACAAATCTTTGAATTGCAGAATCGGCCGTGTCTCCATCTTTCCGTTCGAGTTCAACTTCCACTTCGTAAACTGGAACTTCCTTGGAAATGTCTTCCTGAGTAAATCTGGAAACCCACCTGAATTCCCCGCGGACATTCCTTCTTGTTTGCCGGACCATTGACAAATCAAAGCGAATTCCATCTCCCCGGAAAGTCCAGCGCCGGAGAAGTCTGAATGCCTTCTGTTGAACCTTCCATTGGTCCAGGAGCTCAGAGACATCGGGGTCCTTGTCGCCTAACTCACGCTCACGACGAGCCTTAATGCGGACCCCATACTCCTCTAGGTCAAGAGTGGCATTCTGAGCCGTGCGGTCCTTGATAATTGCGGAAAACGTTCTGCCTGAGAGGCGATCATCACGACAATATTGTTGTATTACTCCTAGACCGTTGAGGGTAATACGCACATGCTTGGGTGTGATGATGTTCAACTTGTCTTCCTGGGTTACTGAAGTGTAACCACGATTCTTCAGCCTCTTAGCAATAGCTGCAAAGGTTGTGGAGTTCACTTGGCCACCTGCACCTCCGCTTGAACCTGCAGTAAAGGTCGCCTCTAGCTCTTGCTCTGGGTGATCGAGCCATTCCTGGGTAAGACGTTTCAGCTGATCAAATTCAGCCTTACGGATATCCATGTGTAACCTATCTGCTTTGGGTTGAGTATTCAACTTTAGGCGTACATGCGTTTAGGGGTTTAGGGGTTTAGGGGTTTAGGCGTGTAGGCGTCCCTTAAACAAATGGCGGCCCATGGAACCATGTAACCAAAGATTGTCTTTTTCCCGATGTCACTGGTGTAATACGGTGTGTTAAATACGACGGGAAAAATATAACAGCCCCCTTATCTCTAGGAGCCTTGATTATATTACGATGAATCATGAATTCCAGGTCACCGCCCTCATATTCAGAAGAATCTGAAAGTTGAATACTCATACTCAACTTTCTTGTGCTTATACTACCCTTTCCAATATCCATATGCCAATCATATTTTCCATTTTCACCACCTGGATTCGACTTATATTCGCCAAATTGTAGGGATTCTTTAACATTTGTAACATGAAAATTCCACATATTTCTATTAGCATTCATAAGTAAACTCTTGCATCGTTCATATAGATATCTTGTATCATTGTCAAATGGCAACCACCTAATTTCACTTAATCTATATGATTTATCAATATTACCACTTACATTTCCTTCAATGACTGGATATTTCATTGCCAATTCCTTTATTTTTTCTATATCATCATTACTTAATCCATTTTGAAAATAATAATAATTGATATGACTGTCGGTCTCAGATAGAATATTAGAAATATCCATTATTATTTAAATAATAAAATATTTAAGTAGAGCGATGAATGCCTATGGGCAATATGTCATCATAGCAGTTGTAAATCTTGCAATTATTTATATAATCTTCGCACTCGTTTTTGGGCCAGGTAAGAAGCCAACTATTGACTCTGTCCATGCAATGAATCTGGATAAAGATACGGAACGCTGGGCAGCCTTGACAAAATCAGCGACGGCTGCCAATATACATATTGAAAGATGGCCTGCGACCTATGGAAAAGAAATCCCTTATGAAAAATTCAGAGAGCTCGGTGTAGGCCATGCTCTCGTTAGACCAAATCGTCATGATAAGAAGCATGAGCATCTTGTAAATCTGGGTGTCGTTGGATGTTTTATTTCCACACGCAGTCTCTTGACCCACTTATCTGAGCAGTCTTTCGCTAAATCAGCGGGTCATTTCATCTTAGATGATGACATTGAAATTCCTCAGGATTTCTTGAATAAATGGGAAGAAAAGCGCCATCTAATTCCGGCTGATTGGGATATCGTTTACTTAGGTATATGGAATATTACAGGGACGGATGTAGCACCTGGGCTCAAGAAACTTCGTAGTGCGAGAGAAACAGATGAAGCGCCCAATGTTGGAACCCATGCTTACATAGTTAGACATGGTGCAATTAAGTCGAAAATTTTGCCATGGCTGCGTTATATGATTGATGCAATTGATGAGCAGTATGTTATGAAGTTTGATGAATGGAATGTATATGGAGTTGAGCCCAATATTATTACTCTTGATGATGAATTTAGCAAGAATTCCTCAATAAATGAAATTAATTAGTTAGTAATTTTCTCATGGCCTTGGCTCTTCCTAACTTCTGACGTAAATCATCCTTTGAAAGACCTGATGCCCTATGCTGCATGTGCTCATACTCGCTAGCCATCGCCTTCATAGTTGCCGTTGCAGGCTCAAGGGGCCACTCCACCTTGAATCCAGACTCCTCCTGTCTTTCTAGCCACTGAACTAAATTGAACGATGACCACTCACTTGCATCCCAGAGTCTATCCCAATATGGCTCTCGTAGAATCCAGATTTGCTTGTATCCACCCTCACGAGGAAACATCTTATCATCCAGAAATGAAACCTTCTTCTCCTTGTCATTGTATAAGACCCAGAGAAGTGGGATATCCTGGGTATAGCGCTCCATTGCAATCATAGCAGCTCTGGCTTGCTGGAGCTCTGGCTTTTGAGAGCCGAATCCCTCTAGAGCCTTCTTCTTGCTGTAGACACGAGGGAAATCTAGGTTTGCACAGCGCTCCTGCCACTCAGTAGTTGCATCCAGGATAAGGCGCTGTCTTAAACTATCAGGGGATACACGGAAGAGGGGATCTTTTAGCCACATCCATGCAGTCAGAGGGTGCCTGGGGGAAATGGAATGGGTCGTTAGATTCCATTGGGGGACCTGGTCTTGGACATCGCCAGCAGCCTTTGTGCTTGATGCTTTACCAACACTAAATGTGCCATCCCGATGTGTTTCACATATCTGGATGAGACTTTGAGGCACTAGGTCGGCCATATTATATGTATATAGCTCGTAGGCTTTAACCTTGTAGTATAGGCTTTAGCCTATTAGCCTAGTTCGTAGCCATTGTGCCAATAAGCTTGCTACGCTCTTCTAAATCCTGTGCATTTGACTTGCAGAATTTCAGAAACTTCCAAAGGGCATCAAAAATATTCGCCGGAAGTGAGGCAATATCAAAAAAGATTCCGTTGGAATTTTCGCTATAAGCTCCGCCTTCGCGTTTTAGAATGCGATATATTTCTTCAAGCTCAGCCCTGGATAATGTATTAATCTCTTTGGAAAATTCTTTACGCTGCTCATAATCGTCAGCCATTCTACTCTTCGGTCTCCTCCTCTTCTTCCTCTTCCTCCGCACTAGCTTCGGCCTGGGTCTCTTCGCCTTCGGCCTGGGTCTCTTCGCCTTCGGCCTGGGTCTCTTCGCCTTCGGCCTCAGCAGCCTCTACAGGTTTCGCCTCAGGAATAACTCTCGTAGCGCCATTTGAACCACGGTAAATCCCAACGCTGACAATGAAAGGATCTCTGAGCTGAAAACGGGACTTCTGGATTTCCACATTAATACGGTCACCTACACGTAGATTATCAAACTCCTCATCGCCCAGATGCAGGTCACGAGGAACCATGAGTCTGATGGCATTCTCATAGACAGCATAGATACCCATCTTATTTGACTTCAGGACTTCCACCTCCACCATGGTTCCCTCGGGCGGATGCAGCACACGGCCCTTCGCCTTTACTAGGAAAGCCCAATCACCAGAGAAGCGCCCTGAATCCACCATTCCCGTAGACCTCGTGAGAATTTCTAGACTACCAGGAAGCACATAACCATTGGGTGAGCAGCGCTGCTCTAGACGCTCCTTCAGCTTGTCGAGTAGGATATCGTCAACGGATTCAATATCGTTTCTGAGGTCCTTGGGAGTGAGGTATACTTTTTCTTGAAAGAATGCTTCAGTCTCCATTGTGCCGTATCTAATGTAATGTCAGATTGTCAATTTTAAGCGCTACTACTTTAATCATAATATACGAATTGCACACTGATAATTCTTAAATAATAATATATATTTACCAGCATATTCGTTTAAAAATTTATCTATTCCATTTTTTGTTATATGGCCATGCATTGCCCATTCATAATCATCAAATAATATTATAGAATTTGATTTCATTTTTGGATAGATTGATACTGCATCTTTATAAACTTGTTCAGCACTATGATCACCATCAATATATGCAAAATCAATAGTCTTATCTTCAAGTTTAATTATCATTTCGTCGGAGTATCCCTCCATGGGGATAATCTTTGTAAAATCTTTCGTATTATTATAAAATCTACCTTTCTGACCCTTACAGGCTGAATTCCAAAAACTCATTGTAGAACTTCCCTTTACGTATTCATCATCAAAGGGATCTATGCAATAAAGTTTACTATTTATATTATTACAAAGGTAATCGTGTATTACAATACTACCTCCTCCCTCAAATGAACCAATTTCAACACATATAAATTGTTTATCTGGTCTATTTGTATATAGAATACTTAATGAACTTTTAAGATGTTGTGTTAAGTCTACTGTATAATTAGCCATATACTATCTAAATATTTTTTCTAAATACCATCGTTGTATTTTTAAACCAGAACAGAGATGCAGATTTTCTTAATATATTTTCACTTTCAATGTCATTCGTATAACCGAGGCTACATATTTTGGATTTAATATAATCATTATTTTGTTCATTAAAGTGGCCATGTCCACCTTGGCCTTTTATAGCCCAGCTGAGAACAATGCCAGATTTATTATTATTATGAAGGTTATTTATGAAAATATCTTCATATATTGCAGGTAAATGTTCTCCAACTTCCAGAGACAGTACCCAATCATATTGATTATCAAACTTTACTGGAATTGATAAATCTAATATCTTACAATCACCCTTTGTTAGTTCAGGTGTATTAGGATTTCCATCAAATCCGCAAGCATTTAAGTCATTATCCTTAAATACTTTAACATAATATCCCATTCCACAACCAAGGTCAACAATGCTCGAGGCATAATTATTCTTAAAAAAGGAAACTAATGAATTTCCTAATGGTATATCATTACAGTGCTGAGATTGTGCTTCAGTTCCCTCCCAAAACCCATGTTCATTAATAGACATCTATAGTTATTTCTTAGATTTATGTTTTGAATAAAATGACGAGAGAGGTCTGTAGAAATAACGTTTTCCTCCATATAGCTCTCTACGAATATCCATCCATCTCATTATTACTTCCATCAGCGCACAATAAGAGGGGGCGCCTGAAAGTTTTCTTGCACCCATTCCCAAATCACTATCTGTTAAATCAAAGCGCTCACCCGTATACTTGAATAATATTGAGCCGAGGTCTACTAATTTCTTACGATGTGCTGTTACATTACTGACAATAGAGCACGCCTTTCCTCCACCTGGTGGTTTACCTTCAGGATTTGTGACGGAATCATTTAATTTGAACATGATTGTATTTTCCCAGACAACCATAAAGCCATATGGATTTCCAGAAATATTCATATTTGCTTTTGCATTTACAACGGGGTCTGTCTGAGACCTGGTTAAGAGCTGTAGAAGAGAAGGAGGGCATGGTGTTCCTGGACCGCACATGTAGGATGGCTCCTTCGTCCGTGTATCTAAGAAACGCGTCGCAGTAATTGGCCCTGTAGATGTATCTATTTTCACAAATTGCTCATTGCCACCTTCCTCAGCAAAAGGTGTGGCAGTTTCAATCATTTGCACTTGCTCAGGGCCCTTTAAGAAAGAATCCCAGATGAATTCTTTGGCAACTCTTCTCAAGTCACGTAAGCCTCCTGCAGCCTGAGGCATTTCGGCAATTGCCTTACCCCACCACTGGAGTTTCTTGAGACGAACAAGATAATTATCCTTCTTGCTTATATCGCCTTCTACATATTCCAGAATTGTATCGGCAAAATCCTGGGGAATATATTCATTTATACTGCCACGTAATGCTTCATCACTGCACCAGCTGGTAATCCACGCATTCGCCTTCGCCCAAAATACGGGAGCCAGCTTTGACACTTGGCCTTCGGCTTCTTCGGCTTCTTCAGCTTCTTCGGCTTCTTCGGCGTTGGCTTCTTCAGGTTCGCCTTTGGCCTGGCCTTTGGCCTGGCCTTTGGCCTGGCCTTCGGCCTTAGCAACGGTTTTCACCTGTCTTTCTTTCGCCATAATCTGAGGCTCATAGTAATCACGCTTCACTGGATATCTTCCGTAACGAAATGATATAGGAATTGCTGCATCCTGGATTTTGTTCGGCTGGAAAAGAAATAAATTATTTCTGAAAATAATATGTCCCTGAAGATTTCCATTTTCAAAAACGAGCGACTGATTGTTTACAATTTTCAAAAGTAAACTTGTCAAAGTTGCTTTTGGAATATCCTTGAATATTTCTGCTAGCCTGTCCCAATGATACCATGGTTGATTCTTAAATGCAGCTCTCAATTTCTGAATTAACATTTGTTCAGCGAATCTCGCGGCAAACATATCATAGGTTCCATTGTCATCTGGCATTTCTTCCTTGCTAGAAAGATTCAAATTCGGCTTACACACATAGTTACAAGCTATCCAATCGCACGTTGGTGTATAATCCTTGTCATTGAGGTCAACGGGTCTAGCGATACCCTGGCTATCAATCATATTGGGGTTTCCATCCTTATCATATGCAGGCTTCTTAGTTAATCCAGTAACCAGAATTGCATCGCGATTTAAATTACAATCCGCCGCTCCCATTTTTAAGGCGCGACTCACATTTCCAACACGAACGGCCTTGTTCATAGCAGTTCTGTAAGAATATTGGTCAATCGTCTCCTTATTGAGCTCACTAGGGAATGTATTCACATATAGATTGATTGTGCAATTACGCTTTTCCTTGGGTAAAGCATTATGAGAGCAATAACGGATTCCACGGCCCACAATCTGCTCCTCCTTTGACAAGTGGAACCAGCCTTCTAAGATATGCACTTCTCTAATATAACGCAAGTCAAGACCTTCTCCTGCAACCTGTGACCCAACCACCACTTTAATCTTTCCACCATCCTTATTTTCCTCTGAGCGCGCCGCATTTACTGCCGCTGTATTATTGGGTGATAGAGATAGTGACTGTTTCTCAACTGTATTCACATCACTCGCAGTCAGCAAGGTATAATACGCAGGACTAAACTTGTGATTCTCCTTGGATATAGGCTCACCTGGAATAAAAACAGGATGGCCAACTTGCTTTCTCTCGCATTTCGCACACTGCTTTCCACCTTCCAGAGAGCCCTTGCTAAAGAGAGGAGCTGAGCGACCCCATGGAGTATAACCATTTGCCTCCAGTAAGAGGCAGAAGATTACAGCACCATTTTCCACAAAACGACTGTAGACAAAGGAAATTCCCTCAGAAGAGCGGATTGTTTTTAAAACCCGATTGAATTTTGGTGAAACATTTCCTAGGGCACTATCTGAGGCAACCATCCATGAATACGATTCATCGGGCTCAGCTGGAACATATTGAGGTAGAGCAGATAGACGGGTTCCTTCAAATGAACCAGCTATGGCACGACTGGAAAACCAAGACTGAAATCCATCTGAGCCGACACGTCCATCGAGACCTTCACCAGGGAAAATACAATTGCCTGCCTGTAATAAAGTGTCAATCGTGCGAATTCCAACACCCTTTGATGCAATGAGGCGCTCTGTCATTCCCTGTATAACTGCAAGGGGACCTCCATCGAGCTTGCATTCTACCAGAGGTAACTGTAGAACATTGTATTTCTCCTCCGCCTTGAGCTCGGTTGTTCCATTTGGGCTGAATTTTGGCCAGGACTGAATGCGAATTTCATTGGAGGGGTCAAGGCGAGCAGGAAATGCCTTGGGATTCTCCCCACGCATGAAACTCACATGGGAATTTGCAATTGCAATGAGTTTCTTTTCTGAGGAAGCAGATAAGACCTCAATCTCCTTGCCGTCTTTGTCAACCTTCTCAAAGATAATATCTGAATCAGTTAAAAGACGAATATCACTGTCACTATCACCTGGCTCTCTTCTGGGTATCTTGTCAACATGGAGCAGAAGATTCAATAGAGAAATAATCTCCTTGTAACTATTATACATTGGGGTTGCACTCATTAACATAAGCTTATTGCCTTCACACTTTTGTAGAACTTCTCTTAACATGGGTGTCAGCTTTTTACCGGCGGCAGCATCACTGCGGTCAATTGCCTCATCATCATCGTCGTCTTCAGCACCCTCAGAAACATCTCTCAGATTATGGGCCTCGTCAACAATGAAAAAACATCCACTGAGAGCACGCTGTAAGAGAATTGTATTCTGCTCCTCCTTGCGCTTGGGGTTCAGAGTTGAAGGGATTTGCGCCTTAATGTCGCGCACCATATTACGAAATGCAACATATCCCATGATGGAATAACGCTTGTTGATTAGCCTATTCACACGTAATTCAATATCCTTTTTCTCGCGCTCATAGAGTGTCTGAGTTAATTCGAGATAGCGATTTCCTGTGCAGCCCTCGTGCACATTAGGCTGGTCTGGCTCCGTTCCAAATACAATACGTGAGCTGTCAAAGATAGTTCTGTAAAATCCGGCTTGAATTGCTGGCGGAACCAGAATATATACCTTATTTTTGGGACTCAGCTGGAGAAAGGCTTCTGCGGCTAAAATGGCAGAGCATGTCTTACCTACGCCTACACCGTGATATAGGAGAATACCATTGTAAGGGGTATTGGGGGAAATGAATTGTGAGACGAATTTCTGGGAAGATGTATATTCGAATTCATCCACGTCGCAGACATTGTTCTTGAGAGTTGCATCTGTTATCTTTTCCTGTCTGGATTCCTTGAATTCACGCTTTCTGAGGAGTTTCTTTAGGAATGCTTCGTCATTGATATCTGGATATAGTGTTCCCTCCTGCTCCCGAGTTAATTGGCCTGGAAGATTTCTCGCTGCTGCTCTGGCTGGAGCGGTATATGTCTGGAATTCTGCCAGGAGGAGATCTCGCTCCGAAGAGTCTTTTTGAGTTTTCCATTTTTCCTGAAATTGGGAAGCTTGTTGATTGTCCGATAAAGACATACTCCTGCTGTTCTTCCCCGGTATTTTCATTTGAAGAGCCTGGCGCTAGGCCATTTAGCCCTAGACCAGGTGGCCCTAGACCAGGTGGTGGCCCTAGACCAGGTGGTGGCCCTAGGCCAGGTGGTAGCCTCGGTCGCCTAGGTAATACTTGTCCCACCAAACTCATTCGTATAACAGGTGAGTAATTTTGTAATAAGTTACCAATCTGATTTAGAATTCTTCGCTTCTCCATATTTTCAGGCCTGAGTAATAATGCTGCATCATCTAGATTCTTCCAGACCATATTTCCAATCTCACGAGCCATCTCTGGATTCAATTCATCAAACGAAATATCCCTGGAGCCAATGTATTCGGCAATGTAATAGGTATGTCTATAGTGGATATTGTTAGAGCCATAAAACTGCTCAATGAAATTATTTACATTCGTAACCTTTAACAATTCTGATTCAACGATACCTGTTTCTTCCTCAAGTTCACGAAATGCACAACGGATATCTGACTCATAAGGGTCACGGCGACCCTTAGGAAATCCCCATTCAGGTGTCTCATACAACACGGGTTCTTGCCGGAGAAGATCCGATAGTGTGTATTTCTGGCCATTGTATAAATGAATGCCTGCACGAAGCTCAGCAAGCTTCTGCTTAGATATTATACGGTCATGAGCATATCGTTGTGAAGATTCAGTATCAGAGCCCCACAGCTGATGCCAGATATCCTCAAATTCCATTGTCTCTAACTTTTTACGCTCGTCGGCCGTCATACCCCTAAGCTGTTTCCGTATGTATTCTGGCTCATTTACCTTGTATTTACCTCGCATGATATCCATAAATCCTAATGAATCTTTTCTCTGAATCATGAGAATCTGTGGAATAAGGCTTGATGTTCCAGTAGCATTAGTAGTATCCTTGCATAATTCAGCCGATTGCGGCCAGCTTGCGTTACGGCTTACCCATCTAAATACAAGAACACCATAACTGGAAACTGGCTCTGCACAGTATCTAAATGTGTGTCCGGATTCGCCACAATTTGAGCATACATGCTCAGTTTTATTTTGATAGAATGATGTCATGGTTACGAAAACCCCTGCATATATACTGGTTAATGCGGCTTAGGTGCCTATGATATGCTCTCACTATATAGTAGATAAGGATGCATGTTCCTCCAGAAGTCTGGGGACCATTTTTCTGGCACACAATTCACATTGCGGCACTAGGATATCCTCAGGAGCCTACTTATTCAGATAAGAAGGCTATAAAGGAGTTTTTTGAGTCGCTGCAGTCAATTATCCCGTGCCCAATTTGCAGAACTCATTATACGTCGCATATGGCCAAGTTACCTATTTCGGCGTCTATTGATTCGAGAGCAGAATTATTTCGCTGGACTGTTGATTTACACAATGAGGTTAATGCGATGTTGGGAAAGCGTAAATATACGGAGACGGAGGTTATTCAGTTTTATACGAGACTGGGTGCTCGCGGAAAGAGTCCAGTAATCAGAGCAGATGATTTTATGGAGGCGGACAATCAGGCGATGCTGAAGGGACTAGGAGTTGGTATTGCAGCCTCAGCTATAATAGGTGGAATTGTTTGGTTTAATTTGCCTAAGCATACTTAATATATCTCCCTATAGCCATTATACTTCAATAAGGTATGTGAATAACCTATTGAATTATTTGCGCTTACGCGTAGCCTTAGCCTTGGCCTTGGCCTTGCTCTTGGCCTTGGCCTTGCTCTTGGCCTTGGCCTTGCTCTTGGCCTTACGTGTAGCCTTAGCCCTTGATCCACTACCATTCTGTTTCTTTTCAGCACGTATGAATTCTAGTAACTCAGGGCTGCGCGTGATTTCATGCACATTCATTCCACGTCTTGCAGCCTCCCACTTGTATAAATCTTCCTCATCTTCAAATGTCGTCATTCCATTTGGCCACAGCTCACCCTCCTTATTCATGTGTTTAAGAGCCATTTGGTAGTTCAAGTTATTGGCATTTAATCCCTCTTGCGCAGTCTTACCCTCATTCATTAGCAGCTTGATATGATTCTTTCTCGCTCTGTTATGTGAGCCCTGAGGGTCTAATACCTTTAAAGATTCATATTCATTTGCGGCCTTAGGAGTCGTAGGCTCTCCTGATTTTCTCTCAGCCCTTCTCTGAGAATAGGATGGGAGTGATCCGAGAATTGCCCTACTCTGATTTCTGTTACTACGCACTTTCGTGAATACTGGAGCATTCATCTTCTCCTCTTCAAGAAGTGTATTGGCAACATGCTGAGTTCTCTCCATGCTCATGGGGTGAATTCTAACAGTCTTCTTTGACATCTACTTATTATAAAAAATAAAAACATAGGATAGATGGCCATATCCGACGAGGATCTTTTTAATGGCTTACAGCTACCAAAAGAGCCGGCTAGAGAGCCAAAGATTAATGGTGTAAAACAAGTTATCTTGGAGCCAAAAATGACAAATGATGAAATAAAGGCACGAGAAGGCACATACTTTAGTGAAAAAGACGCAGATACGATATATGATGACGATGTAGATTTATATGTAAAAGACCCGGATGCCCCTGAAGGTAAGCGACTCCTGGCGAGACTCAGAAAAAATGTGATTCCCCATGATTTAGTGAAGCTCGCCTGGAAAAGTTTTTACAATGCTGCCGGTGCATCTAGAAATCGCGGCGCTGCTGCTGGACCAATTGATGCCAAATCAAAATACTGGACTCGCAGAAAACTCAATAAGAAATCTATCAAGGGATGGTCAGCGCAATATATGCAGGATGGCAAGCTTTCCAAGATGCGTGTGAACAACAATGTATTTAGCAGCGTTCTCGGTTACTTTGAGAAAACTCCCTTTATGGGCCTCCCTTGTCGTCTGACTTCCTATACACAGAGATACTTCAATGAATATAAGGCGGGTATTCCCTATATTGAAGTCATTGATGAATTATTCAAGAAACTAGTTCCTGATAGATATAAGATTCAGCATAAGCGTGCCGAATCCAATCCGGCATTTCAAATCAATGATACGGCCTTTTCTTCTGTAACAATCAATCGCAATTTCCGCACAGGGCTCCATATGGATGCTGGAGACTTGAGAGAGGGATTTGGTAACCTTTCAGTAATTGAGCGAGGGAAATACGAAGGAGGATTCACAATCTTTCCGCGTTATAAGATTGGAGTAAATCTGAGAACTGGTGATTTCTTAGCCATGGATGTTCATGAATGGCACTGCAATACGGAAATGAAGGAGCGCGCAGATGATAAGAAATTCAATTCATCAATTCCAGAGGTCTATGTGAATGACAAGGAAACTGGAACACAGGGAATTGAGAAACTTTATAGCCGCATTTCCTTTGTTTGCTATTTGAGAGAGAAGCTAGTTGACTGCAAGGCGAAGGAATCGCTCCCCTATTACAAGCGCATTGGATACAATCCAAGAACAGGAACTCTGAATAAAAAGACAACAACTAGAAAACAGAAACTTGACTAATATGTAGATATGGAGGAAGCTCGGGCCGGCAGAATTGCAAATATTTACAATTCTATAAAGAGCCTTGGAAAGAATATTAAATTACCAGGGGTCACAAATGTATCACAGAATCCTCCCCAGGTAAGAAATGCTATTGGAATTCCTGTTCAGGGCTCTGGATTTACACGTATCGCAATGTATTTTATCGCAGGCCTTTTGATGATTGGAATAATTCTTCTTGTAGTTGATCAATGGGTAACACCTATTTTTCAGAGAAGTCCAGGAGCTCCAGGATATATAGCAATACCCGGCACAGATTTGACTCAGAGCTTCTGGTCATCTGCTATAGGTGTGCGTGACATTGTAATTGGAACACCCAGTAAATCGGTAGTCCCTCCAGGCTATCCTCAGCCTCCCACACCTCTTTCAGTAACTGTCATTGAAGGCCAATCATCATATAGTATAACAATGGATATTCTAATAAATGACCAGTATTCACAGACCCTACCAGCAGGAAAGTCACAGCGCGTATTCTTTGTCATGTCACAGACTGTTGAAAATCCCTCCTTGCAGATAAGCCTTGATAATGCAAAGAATACAGTGTATATTACATGCTTTGATTCCAATGGCTATCAGCAGAGTGTGACGATTGATAATGTTCCTGTATTTACTCCTTTCCGCCTTGGCCTAACAATGTCTAGTTATGTAATGGAGGGATACTTGAATGGTATGCTCGTGAAGACACGCCAGCTTGACTCTACGCCAATTAATCCAACAACGGGAGATAAGATTTTTGCTCCTGCGAATATCAAGGCGAATGAAGTGGTTTTATCTAAGGGTATCGATGTTCTCAATATACGTGCATTCGGATATGTTGCGTCGCCTGCTGAGATGAAGGCTCGTATGTCAGACCTCAGTTCAAAATCCAGCTTCAAGATGGTCTTCTAAATTGTTGCTAAATTAAATTACATCAAGTGTTCAAAATACTTGATGCATTTGAAATATATAATATATGGTTAGATGGATATTTATCAAATAGTAATTGCAGCATTTGTAATACTATTTATTTCATATCTGATATATGTTCTACTTGCAAATTATCTTTTAACAAAGCCATTCAAGTCTATTGGTCAAGATGAATATTCACTATCAAGTGTTGCTCAAGTAATTACTAGTGAGGAGCTGAAGAATACATGGTCTGGGAATGCTGGATCAACCCTTGTATTTTACATCAATCCAAAGATACATGACAGAACGGGTGTTTCAGGTAATGAATATGCCAGTGTGGTTAAGATTGGGTCCAAGCAGACATTCAAGATTTTAGTTGCACCCGACGCTGGACGTGGCTTAACAATGGCGCCCGCAGTTCTTGAAGTATATGTGAGAGGCGAGGCTAAACCAGAAATAGTGGAAATCAATAATTTCCCCTTGCAACGATGGACTGCTGTCGTAATTGTCAAGAAGGGACGTAAGTTCAATATATATTTGAACGGAACACTCGCAGTTTCTCATACGTGTACGGCAATGCCTGATTTTGATGAGACACAGCCTATGCAAGTGGGTGATGTGCGCATGGGAGGAGTCATATCATTAATGAGCATTTCCCCTGCCGCGCTTGAGACGAATGAGGTGCGTGATTTAGTAAGAGGTTCCGTTGATACGTCTGGTAAACCGTATATGCCTATTAAGCTATCATCCATGTTTAGTTTTATAATGCCATCATTGCCAACTGCCCAATGGTGTCCGGGTGGAAATTGCAATACTCCTAAGAAAGCAGGACCCCTAGAGCAGTGGGATAGCCCTTACGCATAAACTATTTATTAACAATAGAATCACCATGGACCCTGGAAGAATGGTAATTTATATTTTAGTTATACTTCTAATACTTACGGGTCTCTATTATTTATGGCGGTGGCTAAATGGAAGCAGTGATGTGCAAGATATGATTATCTATTCATCGCCAAGTGGTGGAATGCCTGCTAAGAGCACAAATACAACTGTATACAGAGGAACCCAGGTTCCCCAGATATATCCTGGTGGCGAGTATTCCATTAGCACGTGGATTTACGTGACGAACTGGACAGTCAACAAGGGTCTCAATAAGCCATTTCTTGTATTATCTGGTGGAGGCGGCAATTACATGACACTCGTTATGTATCTAGGCCAGTTTACAAACAAGCTTGGTATTCGCACGAGCTATGAGACAGTTAATGCGGCTGATGGCCTTCTAGCGACATCAGGTGGAAGCCCTGTATACCCTAATATAGTGTCAGCCAAGCGTGGATATACTGACTCCGAATTACAGAAGTGCGACATTGAATCCGTTGATTTACAGAGATGGGTCAATATCACGGTGGTAATGATGGGTAAGACGGTGGATGTATACATTGACGGCAAGCTTTCACGCAGCTGCGTTCTCGACGGTCTCTTCAAGGCGGATGGCGACACTCCGACTCTAACACTTGGTGGCCCCGATGGATTCGGTGGAATAATCGGAAAGACACGTGCTGCTAATCAGGCATATTCTCCGGATGCAGTATACACACATTATCAGGATGGCCCATTTACGTCAGGCTTTTCTTTGAGTGATTTCTCCATATTCAAGAGCTCTTGCGACAAGTAAACTAAATCAATGTTTTATTAAAAACGATATGTATATCATTTTTAATACACAAATAGATAGTATGGCAGATGTTGCAGATATAACAACCACGGCTCTAACCACGGCCGTAACAACATTACAGCCTATACTGACTGGTATTGCACTTGTTATTATTGTGTATCTAACTTTGGCTGGTGGTGAATTCCTTTATACATCGTTTTACCGCATGTTTAAGGACCGCGTGGAGCTCTTCCCTAAGACATATGTATCCGGTTCTAAAATGTTAACTGCGATACAAAATCCACACAATCCTAATGCTAAGACGATATATTTTTCAGATAATCAGCGTTCCGGCGTGGAATTCACATATTCGCTCTTTATATTTATAAAGAGTGAGACGTTTTCAACGGGTAATGCGAAACTGTATCACATCCTACACAAGGGATATAGCCAGGTATACCCATTAATGGGCCCAGGTATTTTCTGCTGGGGTGATGTGAATAAGCTGCGTATTTTCATGAACTGCTATGACACATGGAATAATTACTCAGATATCGAGAATGTCCCTGTGGATAAGTGGTTCCATCTAACGGTAACATGCAAGGGAAATACGCTATATGCCTATATCAATGGAAACTTGAAGACAAAGATGGCACTCAGCAACAATACACCCCCATACCAGAATTATGGTAACGTATATGCCTTCAGCAACCGCAAGTTGACTTTAACGAAGGCCATTACGACTTCTCTTGAGAAGGACCCTATGTTCCAGGATTCTAGGTATCAAGTGTCATCTCTTGCATTTGATGGCCCAATCAAGGGTATGATTAGTAAGGTAACGTATTTTGGTTATGCTCTAACATATACGGAAATTCAGAGTATGATGAGCTCTGGTCCTTCTACTCAGATGGATAGCACGGATTTGTCTATGACACAGTATCTATCTGACACATGGTGGGCGAATAAGGAAGGCCCTTAAGTGCTATACTGAGATAAACCCCTGCTGCTTAAAAAACTCAGTAACAAATCATAATAAATGATTTATTAGTGGATTTCTATAGACTGGCGTTATAGGCGTAGCCATAGGCGTAGCCACAGGTGTAGCCACAGGTGTAGCCATAGGTGTAGCCACAGGTGTAGCCATAGGCACAGCCACAGGTGTAGCCACAGGCACAGCCACAGGCACAGCCACAGGCACAGCCACAGGCACAGCCACAGGCACAGCCACAGGTGTAGCCATAGGTGTAGCCACAGGCACAGCCATAGGCGTAACCATAGCCCCTATATCTTGTTTCCTAATATCAAGGAGACTTGTCATGGCAGGTGGCGGATTATATATTTTAGTTGCATACGGATCACAAAATGTAATTCTCAGCGGGAATCCAGATTTCACATATTTCTATACAATTCTGAAAAAATACAGCCACTTTGCATTTGAATCTGTTACTCTCCCACTCGAAGGCCCCCAAGAATTATTTTTCAACGAACCAATTCAGCTTCGTGCCAAGATTCAGAGAGTCGGCGATCTCCTATCGGACCTCTATTTCACATTTACACTTCCTGATATTTACAGTAAATACTTTGACCCAACTCTCGGCGGCCCACTCCAAGGCCGCTCCCAGTTTCAGTTCCAGTGGGTCAGATATATTGGTGCACAAATAATTCAGAGTGCAACATTCCTCGTTGGAGGAACCCAGGTGCAAGAATTTGATAGCGACTATATCATTTCAACGGCGTTCACTGACCAAGATGAAACCCAATATAACAAGTGGCAACAATTAATTGGAGATGTGCCTGAATTATACGATCCTGCAAACGGCCAATACTCCGGCGCAATTGGGAATGTTCGCACTGCAGGATTCTATCCTAATGTCTACCGAAATACGGACCCAACAATCCAGGCTCAAACCAACTTTCCGTCAATACCTGGACGTGATATTACTCTACCTCTTTCATTCTGGTTCTCACAAAGCCCCGGTCTATCATTACCCCTTGTTGCATTACAATATCACGAGTGTGAAGTTCAGCTAACTCTAAGGCCTATCAATCAACTATATACAATCTTGGACCCAGCGGGCTACAGAGTTAGACCAGAAGTAAAGGTAAATGCATCTGCAGCACAGTTACAAGCAGGTAATGTGTCATATACATCTAATACGGAAGCTGGAGTCTATATAAAAGACTATTTAACTGATTTTGGTTATGCTGTTCCAACTCTAAATACATGGCCACTCAATCCAAGGCTACAAGCCACCTATATTTACGTGACCGATGATGAACGTCGCACATTTGCCACAAAGCCACTTAACTATATTGTGAGACAGGTCACACATTATTCTTATGAGAATATTTCAAGCAGACAACTCTTTGATTTATACACACATAATCCAGTTCCTCGCATCATTATAATACCTAGAAGAAGTGATTATCTGAGCAAGTTAAATGTCTGGACAAATTTCACAAACTGGTGGCAATATCCTCAGGCCCCCTTTATTCCTGGAGCATCCTCTATACCAGCAGGAGGGTATTCTGGAATTATGAGCCCAGCCATGCAGCGTGATATCATACGACAACTAAGAATTCTCTGTGATGGCAATGAGATTCAGGAAATCAAGGCACTCCAGTATTTCAATGAATTAAGTTCATGGAAGTATGCTACGGGCGTATTTCCTCCTGGCCTTGCTATTTACAGTTTTGCCCTAGATACGTCAAACTGGATGAAACCCAGTGGGACATTGAATACCAGTCGTGTGAAGAATTTCCAGCTTGATATTGACCCTTGGCCTCTAGCACAAGGCACTCTCTTTAACTTCAATTATTCAGTATATGTGGAGAGTATTAACTTTTTCGTGGTAGAAGGTGGTATGGGAGGAATGAAGTATGCCACGTAGTGGCGCATAATATTTTAGTTACTTTGTAAAATAGATGAGCTTGCTTACACAAGTTAGTAATAAGATTCAATACAGTATTTCTCAAGCGGTTTCCGATCCTAATGCTGATGCGTATGCTGAGCAACAAGCAAAGCAAGCAAAGCAGGAAGCCGATATAAAGAAGCGTGAAGCAGATGCTGCAGCTCAGGCAAAGAAGGATGCAGATGCAAAAGCGGTAGCCGATAAGGAAGCTGCTGATTTGACCAAGAGAAGCCGATTCAGTCCATCAAGGGCAACTGGTAGTATTGCATCTGGAATTCTTAACACATTTTTATCCTTACTATTCTTCGCACTAATGCTGTATGGTGGACACTTGGCGGCCAATGAAGCTTTTGGATATAATATTCCATTTAGAATTTTGAGTTTTATATATGGATGCTTACTCTTCTGGATTTATATTCCTAAGACTCTCTTGAAAAAGTTTTATTATAAAATGGATATTCCGTATTATGGATTTTTACCACTGACTACGTATCAGGCAGATGGATTCATAGAAAGTATCTTTTATGGACCTTTTTCCATCATCCCTGGAAGTGATTTAGTTGGGACAAAAAGTCAGGTTGAAGAACTTTATCGGGCTGCTTTTACGAAAAGCCAGATAAAGACTGAGTGATATTATAATTGTAGATATGACCACATTGCCCATAGTAAGTATTGTAACGCCGACGTATAACCGACGACGTTTCATTCCTGCATTAATTAAAATGGTTCAAAGCCAAACATATCCTAGAGACCGTATGGAATGGATTGTCTATGATGATGGACAGGAGGAAGTTAAGGATTTATTTGAGGCTGAAAGAGAAAACTTACCAACTCTAAATTTCATCTGGTCTGAGGACAAAATGACTCTGGGTGAGAAGCGCAATCGCTTGAATGAGGAGGCCACAGGGGAAATCATAGTGGCAATGGATGATGACGATTTCTATTTCCCTGAGCGTGTTTCTGAGGCTGTTAAAGCTTTATCTGGTCCAGCACATCTAGCTGGCTCAAGTGAAGTCTATATGTTTTTCACTGATACGAAGGAAATCTGGAAGGCTGGGCCATATTTTGAAGGCCATGCAACAAATGGGACAATGGCTTGGACAAAGGAGTATGCATCCAAGCACAAATATGATGAGACTGTTGCATTTGCTGAGGAAAAGTCATTTCTAGAGGGCTACAAGAATCCTCTGGTGCAGCTAAATCCTAGAAAGGTCATGTTAGTCATGAGTCACAGTGATAATACATTTGATAAGACTGAGCTGAGAAAGACAGATAATCCCTTACTAAAAAAGACTGCATTATTAATGAAGGATTTTATCGATGACCCTGAATTACATGCATTCTTCTATGGCTTATAATTGCCATAAAGTAAATAATATTTTTGGTGCGTTTTTTCTAAAAAGCGCAGTCTAAACAAATCTCCTCTCGTTCTAATTAGATCATTCCAATGTCAGCACGAGACGACTCATTAAATAGAATACTAGAAGTATATGAACAACCCTTATTACATTCTGTAACAGATACATCTGGATATGCAGTTCAACCTCAAGAAATTAAGATTCCTCTGAGGCCCCATCAGCTTGCCATGATTCATGCAATGTCTGAGAAGGAGAAGACTTGTATTCACGGATTCGAAGTGAATAATGAAACACATTATAGTCAGACTGCAATTCTCGGTGATAAGGTGGGCTCAGGTAAGACTCTCACGACTCTCGGATTTATTGCCCATAGAAAACATAATCCAGTTACTTCTGTATTCAATAGAATTCATAATCGCTCTCAGACAACCTTCTGGAGTCAGCGACCTGTTCACACTCTTGAGTGCTCAGGAAATGTTCTCATTATAGTCCCCCATACTCTCTTTCATCAATGGAAATTTGCAATTCAGCAGCAGACGACTCTCTCTTTCTTTGAAGTGAAGACTACTAAGGCTCTTGAGAAAACCGATTTTAATGAACTTATTAAGACTCGTGATATAACTCTCATGTCTAATACAATTATAAAGACATTTATGGCAAGCGATAATAGACATTTGATTCAATGGTCCGCCGTTATTTTTGATGAAGTAGATAGTATTCATTTTACTTCTACTGTTCCCATGCCGCGAGCGAATTTCTATTGGCTTGTAACTGCCACGTGGCCGAATATTTTGTTTCAGGGTCTATACATGTATATGTCCAATACATATTTGGCACAGAGAGCTAGTGGAGGCTTGCATCCTGATTTAGTAGAGCTTCTACATCAGGATCAAGTTACAAATGGCTCTAATTTTTATTCACGCTACGATATTAAGAGTGCAAATTTCTTCTCGGAATTCTTATCAAAACATCCTTCACGTGGCCACCTTGTCTTGCGGACGAATAATGCATTTATGGAGCAAAGCTGGAGATCGCCACCAATTTGCGAGCAGCGTATTATTTGTGAGACGCCTATTTCTCATCGCATTATTGCGCAATATGTGAATTCAGAAATCCAGGAGCTCTTGCATGCAGGAGATATCCAGACTGCTCTAGAGAAACTCGGTGTAAACAATACATCCCAGTCTTCCTTAATTTCGGCCCTTTGTGAAACTCGTGAGAAAGAGCTTGACCGACTTGAGAAGACTCTTGTATTTAAGGAGTCTATTGACTATGCCACTCCTCAGGCTAAGGAGCAGGCAATTTCATCACTGAAGACCAAGATTTGTTCAATTAAGGAGCAGATTGCGTCACTGAAACAGCGTATTTTACATGTGAAAGATGAAATTTGTGCAATTTGTTTTGAGGAGCCGAAGGTTCCTACATTCGTTTTGTGCTGCGAGCGCCTCTTTTGCGGCGCGTGTATTATCAATTGTATTCAGAGAAATCCAGCATGTCCTCTGTGTAGAGCGGCCTTAGATTATAGACGCTTGAGACAGCTGGAAACGGATAGCCCTGATAAAGCCGAAGGCGAAAAGATACCCATGCCTCTTGAGCCAAAGAAGCCGAAGAAGAAGGAGGCACTCCTGAAACTCATTAGTGAAAATCGTAATGGAAAGTTCCTCGTATTTAATCGGTATGATAATCCATTTTTAGAGATTGAGGGACAGCTTCTGGAAAGAGGCATCAAGGTTGCGACAGTAAAAGGGAACAAGGACCATGTTTCTAGCACACTAAAACAGTTTGAAAAGGGGGAGATACAGGTTCTCTTGATGAATAGTATGCAGGCGGGTGTTGGAATGGACCTGAAGTCAGCGACCCATGTGGTCCTAATGCATCTTATGAAGACAGAGGAGGAGAGACAGATTATCGGTCGTGCAATTCGTCTTGGGCGAAATGAACAACTGAATTTAGTCAGGCTTTTGCATGATGGTGAGGAGAGACTTGCTTAGCCATACCATGCTCTTTAATCCTTGTAAATACAAAGTTGCTTAGGAATACTTATAGATTCTATTTTCTTTGCCTGGGCGGCAGGGAGTTTGGCGGTCTTTGCAGAAATAACTTGATTTAACTTTACCTGAATATCTTCAATTGCACAATCGTGCTCATCTGAGAATTGAACCATCTGTTTCCAAGTATTGTACATAG